TATAGGATATAGAGGAGGCGGTGATTGATATGGATTTGATAGCCCGTATAAATGAGCTTCTTGATCAGCGTGGGTGGTCCAAATATCATCTCGCCAAAGAAGCAAAATTATCTCAATCTACGATCAGCAGTATGATCAATCGTGGAAACGCACCGAGTATTGCAACGATTGAACGGTGCTGTGCCGCGTTTGGTATCACGTTGGTGGAATTTTTTGCTGTGGATGGTCAGGACGATAGACCGACATCGGAAGAATGGCTCATGCTCCGTGAATGGAGATCCCTTTCTTCGGATATGCAGGACTATACACGGCGCATGATCGAAGTTGCAGCGTTGGACATGAAAGAAGCATTCAAAGCAGAATAAGGCTGGCGGTACAGATCTTTTTGCATAGTGCTTGCAGACAGGGAGTGTCCGGTCTTTTTATCAGATCGGTCATTCCCTGTGTATTTTTTGATAGGAGGCCAAAAGCCATGAATAAAACGATAACTGAATTGATACAAGAGACCAATGATTCGGAACTCCGTCAACTGCTTTTGGCACTGGTTGCGGCATTGACTGGCGAAAATAATATTTCCAGACGGATTGAGATGCTGCTGGACAGTGCGCTAACATTTTACGATGCGGACAGAGCTTACATTATCGAAGGAGACCCTGAACTTATCACCGGCGTCAATACCCATGAGCGCTGTGCGCCCGGTATTGAATTCCAGCAAGATACATTGAAAGATATGCCGCCTGAGGTATATCTTCATTGGCTCGGTATCTTCCGCCGTTTTGAAGAAATCGCCATACCGGATATGGAGACAATTAAAGATATTCGCCCAAGTGAATACAAGTATTTTAACGATTCCGATGTCCACTCGATTATTGTAGTGCCGTTCAGCAAGCGGATCAATCAGGGCTTTGTTGGCGTGGACAATCCGAAAAAGCATAAGCTGGACACTATGCCGCTCCGTATTCTTTCGTATGCGGTTGTGTTGGAACTCAACGAGTTCAAGCTGACAAAGGAGAAACTTGCACTGGAGCAGGTGTCCCAATACCCGGATATGCTTGTTCGGGTACAGTTGTTAGGTCGGCTTCAAGTGACAGCCCGTGGTGGTACGATCTATCAGGAACAGTTTACGACACCGGGGCAGGCACTCTTTACGATCATGCTGCTGAACTCGCATAGAACATTTTCTCCCGGTGACTTATATGACATCATTGGTCAGGATAAGGAATCTGATAATCCGTCCGGTATCGTTGCGAACGTCATTTACCGCCTCCGCAGTTCGCTGGATATTATCGGCCTGAAAGATCTGATCGTCTTTGACCGTGGTTCATATTCTCTGAATCAGCGATTTCAGTTGGAAACGGATGCGGAACGATTTTTACAGTTTTACTCTGCCATGAAGAATGCGGATGCCCCTGAGGATAAGATTGAGAAGTGCCATGATGCACTGAAATTATATAAAAGTCCCCTGCCTGAGACCTTGTGTGGAGGCGTTCGCTGGATCATGGAGTATTCGGATATGAACGCCAAATTTCTGTCCGTTGCACAGGAAGCTGTCCGGCTGCATTTGGAACGAAATGATTTTGATAATGCTTACGAGATCACGAAACATGCACTGAAGATCGATCCGCAGGAACCGGGAATGTTGCTGCTCATGGCGAGAGTGATGAAACTGGCAAAAAGACCGGGGCTGAAGGCGTATGCCAGAAACATCACGCCTTATCTGGAACCGGATGACAAAGAACAGCTTCAACATATTTTACAGGTTGGACAATAAGACAAGGCAGCTTATAGGATAATCCCAAGCCGCTTTTCCCATATTGTACCGATGGTGTCTACGTGCTGGGATAGAAAAATGCGAATAGCTACAAAAATCTATTCTAAAACTGAATATAGGCCTTTTTACAGCAGTCATGCACTTACCGTGTGTGGCTGCTTTTTTATGAACAGGAGTATCTGTAAAACAGGTCGAATCCGGCATATCCCCTTCGCTGTGATTGGCCAGTGATTGGTCAGCGATTCATTTGTGATTGCGTAGCGATTGCTCAGCGATTCACCAGCGATTGAAATGTGATTGAAATTAAATTCGACAGCGATTCGGCAGCGATCGGCTGGCGATTGCCCTTTGGTAATATGTGGCTATCGGCTGTACTGGCTGATAGTTCATCTACCAAGGGGTATTTTTATGTCACGGTCAGGCTGGGAGCGTTTTCTGAATCATGGTTGTTCCATCAACACCGAAATTCAGAATAATGCAACCGGCCTCACCGTCGTGCTTTCTTTCTTGGCATTATCCCAGAGTGCTTATGCTCTGGGATTTTTTGCACTCTTTTTTAGGAGAACCTCACCTGAACGGTGTCGTTCTCCGCCTCTGATTTCGATTTTTGCCTATTAACAACAAATCGAAATTGGAGGATATACCATGAAAGAAATCAATCTGCGGGATTATTACCCGTTTTATACCCATGATGTCATTGTTGAAGTGCCGGAGGAAATTGCGGATCTGCTTCGTGAAAGCAAGTTGGCAGAGGCGGCATATTTTCTGCGTGCTTATCGTCACAAGGCATATTTCTCTCTGGATTACGATGTAACTGTAGAACATGGTGCACTGGTGGTCGTTTTGTCTCCGGCTGACATTCTGGAAGAAAAAGAAGAAATGGATCGCTTGTACAAAGCCATTGCCAAGCTGCCAGAAAAGCAGCGCAACCGCATTTCTTCTCACTATTTATTGGGAATGAGCCTGTCTGAAATTGCAAAGAATGAAGGCTCTGCTGTCAGCTCTGTACATGAGGGAATCCAAAGAGGGCTTCGGCGTTTGAAAAATATTTTAGAAAATATGGAGACAGACCCCGAAAAAAGAGCCTAAAAATGAAATGTATAGTAGAGGGACCTATTCGGCAGGGACAGCCTTGCGGGTGTGGCGGTAACACAAACAACGCCCACCGAAGCAGAAAAAGTCACAACTGCCATCACCCCTCTGCTGATCCTTGACAACCGAATAGACGCTGTTACAGGTACTTCATTCTGTATTCCGAGCGGCAGATGGGGCGGCGCAAAGACAGACAGCCTAAGGAGGTGATGCATTTCCGGCTGTCCGAGCGATCCACGCTTCCCACGAAACCGGCTATGGCAGGCCAGACGCGACGACGATGCAGATCATAATGGTACTTCTTCACGGCTTCCTAAAGACTTGGGGAGAGTTCCTGCGGCGTGCGCTTGCTTTGGCACAGCGGCGGCGTATGCGGGGCTATGATGCGGTGACGCTATCCGCAGCCTGTAACAGCCCCGCCCTCTAAAAAGGGCTTGCCGGGGTGCGTGGCAAATACGGCAGCAAAATCGAAATCAGATACCATGGGCCGGGTCTGCGGCATTACACCCGGATCCGGCTTATTCATGTGATTTTGATCACATATCATTTAACAGGAAGGAGCTGTTGTTTATGGAAAATACAATGAGTGCGAATACACTGGTGGATATAAGGGATGTGTCCGTAGATAAAGGGCTTCCCCGTGAGGAACGAATTGCTGAGTTTGTCCGGCAGATCAAAGACCCCTACCGCTTCAAATGCGGACGGTTCACCGTACAGGCCAGCTTTGCCGCAGGCGGCGCCACCCTGGAGGAATGTATCAAGGGGATCCTGCGGTAGTGATTTTTGGCAAATTTTTTTCAAAAAAGCTGCTGACTTTCCCGCAAGTCCGTGATAGAATAAGAATCGGAAAAGGAATTGAATACTGGCTTAGCCACACTTCTTGAATTGCGGGGATTTTTCTGTGCAATGAAAGGAGTGTTTTTTTATGCAGGTTTACAAAGCTATCAAGTATATCCGTCTTTCTTATACGGATGACAAGACCGTGGAAAGCGACAGCGTTGCCAACCAGCGGCGTTTGATCGATGACTACATTGCCAGACACCCGGAGATTGAGGTAGTGGCAGAAAAGATCGACGACGGTTATAGCGGGGTTCTGTTTGATCGTCCGGCATTTCAGGAAATGATGCGTATGATTGAACAGGGCGAGGCCAACTGCGTCATAGTTAAGGATCTATCTCGTCTGGGGCGTGAGTACATTGAAACCGGCCGCTATATGCGCCGGGTGTTTCCGGCTTACGGTGTCCGCTTTATCGCCATCAACGACAATGTGGACACAGAAAATGATGCGGCAGATGATCTGACGGTCTCTGTCAAGAACATTATGAACGAGGCTTACAGCAGGGATATTTCCATTAAGACCAGAAGCGCCCTGGAGGTGAAGCGCCGCAGCGGCGATTTCGTTGGTGCCTTCACCATTTACGGCTATCTGAAAGCCGGTGATAAGCATAAGAGGCTGGAAGTGGACGAATATGCCGCAAATGTGGTTCGTGAGATATTCAGAAAGCGTCTGGAGGGATTCAGCGCCTCCCATATCGCTGATGAACTGAACCGGATGGGTATTCTCTCTCCGCTGGCATATAAACGGAATAACGGGATGCCACATGCCAAAGGCGGCTATACAGACCGCAAGGATTGCCGGTGGTCAGCGACTACCATTATCCGCATTTTGCAGGATGAAACCTATACCGGAACACTGGTTCAGGGAAAGCAGACCACGCCTCACTTCAAGTTAAAAGAGCGTGAGGACAAGCCTTCTTCGGAATGGATCCGTGTAGAGGACACCCACGAGGCCATCATCACCAAGCATGATTTTGACCTGGTGCAGCGTCTGCGGCGGATCGATACACGGACTTCTCCAAAGTCGGATAAGGTATATCTGTTTTCCGGCATTTTGATCTGCGGATGCTGTGGCAGCCGTATGACACGGAAAACCAACCGGTATAAGGACAAAGAATACAACTACTATTACTGTCCTACCGGGAAAAAGCACGGCTGTACTTCGGCGGTGATGCTGAAAGAAACGGATCTGATCGAGTGTGTGCAGACCAGTCTGAAAGGTCATATTGAAAATGTCGCTTCTCTGGATGCGCTGTTATCTTCTATCAGCCAGGAGCGGATCAACCGAGAGCTGGCACAGGAATACGCCATGCAGATTCGGGCAAATGAAAAACAGCTTGCCAGAATTGAGGGTTTCAAGACCAAGCTCTATGAAAACCTTGTGAGTGGCATTTTGACCAAAGAAGAATTTCTTTCCTACAAACGGAAATATAATAACGATATTGAACTTTTACAGAACGCCATTGCTCAGTGGAACGAAAAGCTGACGGACGTATTGGAAAACCGCAGCGAACGGAACCGCTGGATCAATCACTTCATGCAGTTTTCCACGATGGAGGAAATTGACCGAAGGGCTGTTATGCAGTTGATCCGCAGCATACGGGTCTTGGGAAAGAATGAGCTTCATATCGAATTTAACTATCAGGACGAATATCAGAAAGCCATTGCTCTGGCAGAGCAGATAGCAGCACAGAAAAATGAAAGGAGGGCTGGCTGATGGCAAGAAAGAGCAGAAAACAACCGATCATCACAGAACCCGCCCCTTCCCTTTACATTCAGGTGGCATTATACATCCGGCTTTCCGTGGAGGATAACAAAAAGCGTGGCTGTTCCGTGGAGAATCAAAAGCTGGTGCTGAATGATTATCTGGCAGATAAACCGGACTTCGTTGTATATGATACCTATATCGACAACGGCGCAACCGGCACGAATTTCCACCGGGCAGGCTTCCAGCAGATGCTTTCGGATATTGAAGCAGGCCATATCAACTGCGTCATCGTAAAAGATCTGTCGAGGCTTGGCCGTAATTCCATTGATACCGGCTACTATATCGAGCAGTATTTTTACAATCACAATGTCCGCTTCATTGCGGTGACAGACCAGTTTGATACTGCTGACCCCGGCAATATGCACGGTGGGATCATGCTTCCTCTGAAAAATATGATCAACGAGGCTTACGCTCTGGATATTGGCAGGAAGATCAAGGCACAGGCACGACAGGCCATGAAAGACGGCGATTACATTGGAGGGCGTGCACCTTACGGCTACCGCAAAGACCCGGAGAACTGTCATAAGCTGCTGATCGATGAAGCAACGGCTCCTGTCGTAAAACAGATTTTTGAGTGGGCCAATGACCATGTGGCACTGAACCGTATCGTCCGCAATCTGAACGAGCTGGGGATCCCGGCACCGAGCCATTACAAACAGTCAACCGGAGAGATCACCAGTCCCGGACTGATCGGGAGCGGCAAATGGCAGACACGCACAGTTATGAAGATACTGGAAAGTGAAGTCTATACCGGGGATCTGGTGCAGGGAAAAACAAAGATCGTAGACCACCAGCAGGTAAAAGCTGGTGAAGATAATCTGATCATTGCCAAAGGCACCCACGAACCCATTATCAGCCACGAGCTTTTCAATGCGGTACAGGAATTTCGGAAAGCGGTCTGGACTGAAAGCAAGGCCAAGCCGAAGAATCCCTATACGCCAAATATCTTCAAGGGAAAGGTATTCTGTGCCGACTGTGGCCGGAGCCTTCACCGCCAGCGGGCGGAACGAAAGAAAGGGCCTGACACCTACTGGTTCCACTGCCTGACCAACAGCAGGATCGCCAAGGATAGCTGCAAGGGTGTGATGATACAGGAATCGGAGCTGATCACAATGGTAACTTCTATTCTGGAAAAAGAACTGTCTGTTGCTTTGGGTATGTCCCTTCCGCTCTTCCAGTTGGAGGCAAAGCAGAAACAGGAAAAAGATAAGCTCCGGGCAAAGATGACTGCAAAACGGCAGGAAATCGAAAAGAAACAGCGTTTGATCCGTGGCTTATATGAAAACTTCGTACAGGGAATTTTGACCAGCGGAGAATATTTCGATATGAAAGCGGATTATGAAACGGCTATTGCTGCGCTCTCCGGTGAGATGGAGCAGCTTGAAAAAGGCATGGATGCGCTGGATGGTCAGCTTGCAAAATATCAGGAAATGGAACAGGATGCCAAAGCTCTGGCAGAGGATCATGTTCTGACAGCAGAGCTGATCGGGCGGCTGATTGACCGTATCGAGATCGACCACGAGCGGAATATTCATGTAAAATTCCGCTTCAAAAGCACATTTCAGGAAAAGGAGGCGGCACCGTGCAGCACTATATAATTGCCCTTTATATCCGTCTGTCCTTGGAGGATTCTAAGACAGACAGCTTGAGCATACCCAATCAAAAGCTGATCCTGCGGGAAAAGGCCATGTCTCTGCCTGAATATGAAAACTGTGAGATTTTGGAATTTGTTGATAACGGCCACAGTGGTACGAATTTTGAACGTCCTGCGGTGCAGGAGCTTCTGAGAATGGTGCAAGCCGGACAAATCGACTGCATCATAGTAAAAGATCTTTCCAGATTTGGCCGTAACAGCATTGAAACTGGATATTTCATCGAGCGGGTATTTCCTCTGTATCACACCCGGTTTATTTCTGTTAGTGATGATTTTGACACCGCCAATTTCAAGGGCGATACGGGAGGAATCGATGTTGCCTTTAAGTACCTGATCAGCGAATGTTACAGCCGGGATATGTCCATGAAAACCAAAAGCGCAAAGTACGCAAAAATGCGCCGGGGCGAATATCAAAGTGTGATCTGCCCTTATGGTTACTGTAAGAACTCCAATGGACGCATGGCACCTGACCCGGAAGTGGCCGGGAATGTCCATCAGATCTTCCAGTGGGCGGCTGAGGGTTGTACCGCAGCAGAAATCACCAGAAAGCTGTATGCCGGGAATATTCCGACACCGGGCGAATACCGCAAGAGCAAAGGCAAGGAATACTACGATGTTTCCCGAACCAATGGGGTCTGGAGCACATCTACTGTTCTTCGGATTCTGGAAGATGAACGGTATATTGGTACCTATGTCATTGGGAAAAGCAAGGTCAAGGAGATTGGCAGCCGACAGGTGCGGCGTAAGGATGAAAGCGAATGGTTCAAGATACCGGATCATCATCCGGCTATTGTCAGCAAAGAGCTGTTTGAGAAAGCCAATGACTCTATCCGCAAATATAAGCTGCCCCAAAAGAAACGAAAGGATTATTTGCTTCGTGGAAAGGTGTACTGCGGATGCTGTGACCATGCAATGTCCCTTAGAAATGATTCCTTATTCTATTGCCGTCATGCACAGGTTGCCAGAGAGCTCCCCTGTTATGGGGTAAAGGTAAAAATGGCAGAATTGGAGCAGGCGGTATTTGAGATCATCCGGGCACAGGTAACTCCGGCTCTGGGGATCGATACCGACAAGGATAAACTGGATCTGCAAACGGTTCAGCAGGCCGAGCATGAAGAAAAACTCCGCACAATCCAGACCATGAAGCGGCAGCTTTATGAACAATATGCTCTTGGGGAAATCGATCTGGAGACCTACCGGAGACAAAAAGAAAAATACGATACTGAGCTGGTAAAAGCAAAAAATGTCCATGCGGCCATTACCGCACAGACAAAGCAGATCCAGAGTGAATTTGAAGCAAAAGTAAAGCGGCGGGAAATTGTTCAGGAATTAGGCAGTACCGACACCCTGACACAAGCACTGATTGATCGTCTTATCAAGAGAATCTATCTCTTTCCAGGAGACAGGATCGAGATCGAATATGTAACGCAGGATTTTCTTGGAACAGGAGAACCGGGAAAGGAGGCATGAGCCATGAACACCTATGTAACAGCCACGGGCAGCAATTCCGCTGCCCGAAAACTTCAAAAATAATTCCATATTTTTTTGTCTTGGGCTTGACATAAGGGTG